AGATTCATAACTAAATTCATCCCTATAACGTGATTTAATTACTTCTTCAAAACTTTCGTTGAGCATAAACGATGCTGGAAATTCCATCTTATCAAGATAGTCATTGATAAGTTTGTTCATCGTCGGGAGGTATTTTTTGATGATCCTCGTTTTGATGCCCGAGTCTTTAAGAAGTTGCGCCGCTGTGAGTAAGCAGTCTTTTTCTTCTTTTGTTTCAGAAATCGTTGTTTGGATTCGCTTCCCGTCTTCGCTGAGGGATTTAAGTATTGAAAACTGTTCCCGTTGATTGACATCTGAATTCCGCAGTTTTCTGATGTCGTCGTCCAGCTCTTCAATTCTTCTATGAAGTGACTTAATTTCATTATTGAGTTGTCGATTCTTTAGATTGAGTTCGTTAATTTCATCAATCAAAAGAATAAAGGTATTCTCTTTACTTTGGAGATCGGAAAGTTGTTGTCCCAAATCAGACATAGCTTTCTCCACCTCAACAAGTTTATCCGAGAGAACTTGGATCTTCTCTTGTTTAAAATGCTCCTCAATGTTCTGCCCACAGGTCGGGCATGTATCATTCTGCTCAAAGAATATTTTTTCTTTATTATATGTTTTTTGTTTGGATGATATTTTGTTGCTGAGCGTATTAACCTTAGTGATCGTTGCTTTAAGAGTCTGCGTGTCTGAAACGGCAGCGGTCTTAGTGTCGATTTCCTTGTCGTTATGGAGGATTTCTGTCTCATAATTTAGAGATTCTGTTAACAAAGATTCTTTCTTATTCTCTTTTTCTTGGATATCTTCTTTATTCTTTTTTTCAATATCAAGCATAAACTGCTTCTGCATGTCAATCTTCTCTTTAACGAGAGACAGTTTATATTCGTGGTCTTTCAGTTCTTCATTAATTACCTTAATTTTTTCTTTCAAATTGACATTCATAGTTGAGAAGATCTGAATGTCAAGAATGTCTTCGATGATTTCTCTACGAGCTGCCAATGGAAGACGCATAAATGGCACAAAGGTCGATGACCCAAGCACAACAATTTGAGTAAACGATTTATAATTCATCTTCAGAATCGTTTGCTCAAAATGTTTCTGCTGATCTACAGCGGATGAATCTTGGTTAAGTAGCGCACCATTCTGATAGATTTCAAACTTGTTTGGTTTAATGCCACGAATCACTTTGTATTTATTATTACCAATATCAAAATTAACTTCTACAACACAATCAGACTGATTGATAGAATTAAGAAGTTGTGGCTTATTAATCTTACGAAATGGTTTACCAAATAAAGAGAAGGTGAGAGCATCCAGAATGGTTGATTTTCCAGCACCATTAGTTCCCACAATCAAACTACTCTTTCTATCAGTCAGTGAAATCTCGGTAAACTGAGCACCAGTAGAAAGAAAGTTTTTCCATTTAATCGTCTTGAAAATTATCATAAGTTCTAGGGGGAACAATAATGTCGTCAGGTTCAACGATGAGGTATTTCATACCTCGCAATTCACACATACCAATACCTGCTTTGATATCAATTTCGTGAGTTGTTAAGGGGGGAAGTGCATCATCATCATCGTTTGCTTCAAGTAAACCAAGATATCTTTCAGCATCATCTTCATCTCGGAAAAAGTATATCACATGATCACCCTCCTCGTCAACAACCGAATAAACACCATCAGTATGTTCGGCAAGGGTGATAAGATACATTATACTACCTCACAACTCTCAATATATAGTGATTTCATTATACTCTTTAACTTTGCTTTGTCTACGGCAATCTCTACCTCGTCAATATATTCGTTAAGAAGTGTAAGAGTATCTTTAATTTCTACATTCTCATCATCTTCAACAAACGCATCGTTGACAAGAGTTTCAATAATCTTTACATCATGTGGTTGAGTTGCAAACACAGAGTCTACAAATTTTTCAAACTCGGTATAGTCTTTCTTATCTTCTACGATAATCTTGACAAAAGAATTTGCACACTCAGAGGTATTGAAGCTGAGATGAGAACCAGTAGAATCATTGTAATAGATTTTCTGGAAAATCTCATAAGGGTTCTTGACCCGCTTGAGTTTATTTGTTGTCGGTTCATAAAGGTGGAATCCTCGCTCGTCTTTATAATCATTCCAGAACATCTGGTAAGGATTGCCCAGATAGGTGATGTTTCCTCTGGATGATTTGTGGTGGTAATGACCTGAAAATACTTGCTTGAACTTTTTGAAGATAGAGGGATCCATACCGTGCTCTTGTTTATTGCCAGGAGTCACTTCAAAACCAGATAGTTCAAGGTGACCCATAGCAATCTCAGCACTGGTATCATTAATCCAACGCATTGTCTCTTCGTAGTTAGAAGAGTTAATCCATGGCAACATCAGAATCTTAGCACCATCAATCATTACTGTCTCTGGGCGAGAATAGATTTCGATGTTGCTAAAATCTTTCAGTAGAAGTTCTGGTGAGTTAATCTCGTTCGTATTCTTGTAATAGGTGCAGTGATTGCCAAGAATCATATGAACGAAGATACCCATATCTTCAAGACGTTGAAAATAATAACTACGCACACGATTCCAAACATTGAAATCAATCCCCTTACGATTATCAAATGTATCACCGAGGTCAATAACAGTCTTGATTCCATGTCTCTCCAGTGTTGGGAAGAAGATGTCGTCGTAGAATTTTTTGAAGTATTCCCAAAACGCAACACTACCTTTTCTCCCGTCTAGATGTTGGTCAGTAATAAGAGCTACGGTCATCGTTTGGATCGGATCTCAAGGTTTTCTTTGATGCTATTCATATCAGCACTGCTGCTATTATACCCAATCATATCACCACTGTAACTGTCTGTATGCAAAACTTCATCATATCCTGACCTTTCAAGAATCTTGGATTTGATTTCGAGTTGCTTCTTTTCTCGTTGAATCCTACGAAGAAAAGCGTAGTAGATAATCTGAGTAAAATAAGCAAATGGATTAGTAGACTTTTCTGGATTGAAGTTGTCGATATACTGCAGACAATTTTCAATACCATCACAAATCATATCATCCCTAAACATATAGTTGACGAAGTTAGGTTTGTATGATAAGTGTGTAGCAATCTTAAGAAAGCACTCCCCAATATAATTGGGAACTTTAGGTTTGGGTGAACCTGATTCTTTTGCAGCAGCAACCTGCTGTCGATACACCATCAGGGCATCGAGAAACTCGCGGTTGTTCACGTAGTTTTCTTTTGTGGTTCTTCTACCCATCGGTTTTTCGACAGTTAACATGGTTTATAATCATTGGTGTGTGTATTGTAACACACTCAACAGATTTTGTAAAGGGGCTTGACACAACCTTCAAAAGAGTATATAATAGCAATGTGGCGCTTTCAAGATTTATTATATATCTCTTCTAATAACTTCTTAGCTTCTTTAATAGATCCTAGATAACCTTCATGGTTTCTAGGGTTTTGTCTTTTTGTATCAGATTTTTTTTCTTCGAATCTTCTTTTTTTATATTTTGTTTTATCTTCTAGATGATCTTCATAGAAAGAAACTATGCGTTCGTCAAGTTCAATCATTGTAATAATTTGATTACGGGGAATAACAAACATATTTTCATAAGTTGCATTAATCCAATCATCAAAAACAATACCTTCTATAATTGCATTGCCTTTTTTTTGTTCTACTTTTTCAATTAATCTTGGTTCTAAAACCACTACTACATCATCATCTGGATCGTAACTAACTTTAGCTACAATCTCTTCACCTGAAGTTAATTTAATAGTTGCATAAAATTCTTCTTCCATATCATTTTAAATCGAGTTTGATGATTTCTACATTAAACTTTTCTTCTTCATAAATTTTCAAACGCTCATCTAAATGTTTCAGCGTGTAATTTTTCTGTGGTGTTCTGCAATACTCATCTGCAATATCATAAAGAGTTGCATAAGTTTTGTTGTTGCCCTTACGCAACACACGACCGATAGACTGTAAGTTTCTTACTCTTGATTTTGAAGGTGAAGCAAATACAACATTGTGTAGATTACGAATGTTGATGCCAGTGCTGAATGTTCCGTATGAAGCAACAATCACTGCGTTGTTTTCAGTTTCAGTGATGCGTCTAATCTCTTCGCGTTCTTCAGTGTCTACACCACCATAGACAAGAAAAACTTTACGACCTTCTTCAACAACACTATTTATCGCCTCGTAAAGTGGCATCCCGTGACGCTCAACATAGTTGAAGAGAACCAGAGAGTTTCCTTCTAAGTCACGCACAAGATTTTTAATCAACCTATTGCGTTTTGGATTATCTACAATCGCATCAATCTCTCCTTGATAATCAAAGAACTCCATTCTCTCATGCTTCAGCAAAAGAACTTTGATTCTGAAATCAGATAGGTGACCTTCTTTGATAAGTTTTTCTGTCTTGGTAACATGCTTACATTCACCAAACAATCCTTCCAGCACCCACTTATGAGTAGCAGATCCATCAAGTGTGCCAGTGAAACCAAAACGATACTTAGCTTCATGCAACTTAGTCATGATGCCAGTAAGAGATTTAGATTTGAATAGGTGTGCCTCGTCACCGATGACACAGGAGAAGTCATCAAACCAACGCTTAGGAAACTTGTAGATAGATTGCCAAGTAGAAATGATAACTGCTTTCTCTACGTTCTTATCTTTTCCACCATATATTCTATGACAATAGCTATCAACATCCCAGCCATAGTCGGCAAAATCATTATACATTTGCTCAACCAACGAAGTGGTAGGAACAATAATGAGCGTCTTCTTGCCCGTCTTTTTGTATTCTGAGGCATAGTAATACCTAACCAAAGAGTAAATCATCAGGGATTTACCTGATGCAGTAGGAGACAAAAGTAACCTGCGGTTATTTAGAAGTGCCTCATATACTGCTTGCACTTGATAATCTCTTGGGTTATGATTCGGACACACAGCCGCCATAAATCCCCTGACACCTTCTAACGTAATCTGATCATTTTTTTCTTCTACGTCTCCATAGAACTTGTTACCTTGGTATTCAATTGAATAACCTTTGATACCGCTCCACTCTTTGAGGTGTGTGATGAGACCACAATAGAGCTCGCCTGTTCCTGGTGAATAAAGTCGTATCTTACCATCCCAGACGCCACTTCTATATTGGGGCATAAACTTGGCGTTGGGGATATCGAATGTGAAATAGTCTGCAAGTTCATAGTGAACGTGTGGTTCCGCTTTAATTGTTAAGAAGATGTTATTCTTCTTTGCTACGACAAGATTCGTCATTAGGTGCTACCGTTAATAAATTTCTCCCACTCGATAGCGTTTTTAATTTGGAAACTTCTATTGGAAATCATTTTAAGAACATTATCCAAAAAGAAAAGTGCCTTATTAATAAACTCTATTTTCATCTCAATATTAATTAAATCCTCATCCGCTTCGAGGTATACTTTCATCTTCTCGGATGTTTTGATGGATTGCCCAAAAGGTTTTTCTTTGTAAACTTCAGGATCGGCTTCGCCTTGATAATATTCTCTTTTTTCTTTTAACTTCATACGATACTGGAATTCCAGTGCTGTCTTCTCGGTAGAAAAATCGTTGTAGAAGTTTAAATATTTATTGTGTTGATAAGGGATGTCTAGCGAGATTTGTGCTAGGTCTGCTGAGTATTGTTTGTTTTTAAACTGGAAGTCGATATGTGAATCTTCTTGCCATTCTGATTTAACATGATTAAAAAGGTTTCTCAAATCATCAAACTTCATAAATTACTCCATTAATTAAATCTAAATTCTCTGAACTTTAAAGTAACATCTGCTGTCAAATAATCCACATCAGTGTCAGCAACATCAAAGTCTACTCCAGTTAAACTTACTGGAAATAAATCTGTAAAATAAACTACTCTATTTCTTTTCATGTTACTATTTAAAATTAATAATTCTCCCTTTGAATATTCTATAGTGTCTTCAGAATACTCCCTAGCAAGATTATTTTTTTCTATCCATTTAAATATAGTTTGATAATTATGTAGATCTTCATCTATAATAAATTTTAATCGTAAATCTCCATATGTAATACCACCAGATGATACTATAGGAACTCCTCTAAATGGAGTTGATACTTCGGTGAAACCCACACTAATATCTGGAATGCTTGCTTGTTGGCAGAAAAAATCTACACCAGGAAATAATTCTAATGATATTTTAAATCCTGAAGGAGCAAGAAAATTTCTATTACTTGGTTGCTCTTCAAACCATTTTGCAGGCATGACCTTATCCTTTTTTCTCTA